GTTGGGGTTGGGGTTGGGGTTGGGGTTGGGGTTGGGGTTGGGGTTGGGACTGGTTCCGCAGCGGGGGTCTCCAGTATATCGACATTGGAGGACGGCTCACCGCCCACCTCTTCCCATGCTTCTCGTAGTGACGTTTCAACATCTTTCCGTAAAGGGTACTTACTGGTCTTCACAAAGACAGTGAGTTGCCCTTTGTGATCTTCCATGCTTTTAACAACTCCAAACAGGTTCGAGTTGGTGTAGCCGATGGATCGCAATTTACCGAGGGTATATCCCCAAACTTGTTTTAACCGCACGATTCTACCCTTTTCCTCTCTAGTGTCGCCGCTTCCGGACATCTCCGGCTCTATAGCGTTGTCCGCAAAAAATGAAACATAAGTCATCTTAAACTCCTCCCATCACTTCGTTAAGGCGTAGCGCATCGCGCCGCTCTTTCCACAGATACTCATAGGTCTTCTCCGCCATGTCGGCTCGCTCTTCCCTGAAGCGGCGGTCGATCTCTGCCGCATAGCTTTCCAACATGATGGAAAGGAACGCCCTGTCGCTTGAGGCTAGTTCGATGGCATAAACGACACGGGTCTTCGGTACATAATCAGTGGACATTGGCGTCCTCCTTTCGCGATTCAATAACGTCCTCGTCTTCCCCCAGAAAATCAATCATCTCGCCAATCAAGTGGAGCAACTCCTTCGGGTCATTCCATACCGATCCAAGCAGGGCTGACTTCAGGGCGAAGTCCAACTGTCCGTAGATGAGGACGCCCCCTGCGGCGTTGACCGTCAGTCCGTTTGCCCGTGCCTCGTTGTAGAGGGCAACGGCAGTCTTCTTCATGGCGTTCTCAATCTCCATGGAGAAGTTGATGAAGTCTTCCTTCAATACCTTGACTTTCTCACTCATGTTCCGTCTCCGCATTCATCTCAATGACACTGTAGCCGTGTTCGATAGAACTTTCCTCGACGAGACTGGGCGACACGCCCCGTAGTTCGTCCGGTGTCCAGATGATCACGGCAAATCCCAAACTGTTCAATGTACTAGCGATCTCGTAGATGTTGATGGGGCCGTTGATCACGCCCGTAAAACTATCCTTCATGTTCTTTCTCCCTCATGGTCGCAGTTGTTTAAGTAGTTCAAGCGCATTTCTGTTCCCATATGTTGCTTGGAGGTCGCAGATGTATTTGAACAGTTCGTCGTAAGCCCTGATCTTCGAAGGCAGTTCGTCGAACTCGATGTTGATGACATCGAAGTTCTTGCGGTCTTCTACAGAGTTGTGGTTGTTGGGCAGGGTCTCGACGTGACATACTACCCATTCGCGAAACTTGTCTTCCGACATATCGCTTTCGATCCCGTAGACATCAGTTCCAGATGTCTCGACAGTCACGCGGTACTTCGTCATTGGCTTGTAGTCTGGCATGGCCTAGTTCCTTTCTGTGAACGTAGGGTTGATTGTTAATTGACAGTTCGTCCTTTGTCCAATGTCCATTGAGCATGGCTGATATGCTCAATGGACATGGCTTAAATCAGAACATCGCCCGAACATCGTCCACGGTCAGGAAGCGTATCTTCTCCCGCAACTCTGCGGCAGTGGCGAAGGCCGGTGTGCTGTCGCCCTCATCATCCGTGTTGCCGAACACAAGACCTTTTCCTGCGATGGGTTGCAGACCGTCCAATGCCCAGAAGTATTCGGGGCTGTTCATCAAGCCCTCGTCGTCCACATAGATGTCGCCGTAGTCGGTGAAGATCACGTCGAAGTTGTAGGCGTCGATGGTTGGGGCGATGGTCTTCCAGTCGCCATTGTGTTCGTGTTCGGTGATGGTCTTCTCTTTTGGGTCGATCAGAAGTGTTCTCATTGTATTACCCTTTCTATGGTTGAATTGAAGTGACGGCTTGCATGGTTTCACTGGTACATATCTGTTGCGGGGAGCGGCCCAGAACCTTGCCTTGTAGTGCCTCGGTCATCTTGGGTAAAAAACTTAAAAACCCCAAGAGCCTCACACTTGCCCGTTGCCGTCGCGGATGCAGGTGACTTTACCGCCCTCGCATTGTTTGTTCCCACTCGAAGTGAGATCCGAATTTCTTGTAATGATACTCCATGTACTTCAACAGCCATTGTAAATCTGTTGGCTCGTCGAGCATCTCCAAGCTGTGGTCGTAGTTGGTTTCCTCAGTAACGTCGCCATCCATCAACTTGCCGTGATTGCTCAGGACGTAGGAGGCGATGATCTCCATGTTGTCCCCAGTGTGGAGAGAAAATGAATGGGACAGGGTTGGGTCGTAGGTGGTCATGATGCTTTCTCCTCCAAGTTCAACCACTCAAAGTGGGAGCCGAATTTGTTGTAGTGCAACTCCATGTACTTGATAAGCCATTCAAGGTCTGTAGGTTCGTCAAGGTTGTCCCTGCCGTCCCTCTCGACCCCGTAGTCATCCATCTTAATGCACAAGTCCAAGTCCATTGGATTGGCGGGGTTGTAAACAACATCTACTGCCATGTCGTCCATAACAAACGGCCCATTAAAAAGGTGGCCCTCCCAGTTGTCTGGGTTTGTCCATGCTTCCTCCGCTTCGGGGGAAAAGGAGGCAAACGAAGGAGACAGGTATGGGTCGTAGGTCATGCCCTTTCCCATGCTGATTCGTACAAAGATGTCGTAGGTTTCGTTGACCACTGCTGATTTCTCGTCTCCGCGTTCAGTCATCACACGTCTCCTGTTTTAAAAAAGTTCGATGGTTGAGTCAAAGTCGATGCCGTCTTTTGTCGAGGAGTGCAGTGTTGCTTGAGGCTTGCCCTCGCCATTGAAGAACAGGTTGATAGAGTAGTTCGGCGCACTGCTTGTACTTAGCCAGACATCCCACTCAGATTCCTTGGTCTCCAGTATGGCTGTCGCACCCTGTGCATACATGTGTAATGCCGTCTTGGTTATCTCACTTGGCTCTGGGGTCATACAGCGTCTCCTCCAAAAATACGAGCAACGTACTTGCGGCGTTTGATGCGAGCAGATGCAACATCAAGAGCCTTTTGGCTGTCCGACGCTTCAATCAACCCCACCCACGATCCGACGTTCCCTGCCTTCGTCCCGTACTGGATGGTTACAAAATACTTCATGGTCTTTCTCCCGTGGAAGGCGGGGGGCCGAAGCCCCCCTGATTGTTAGGCGGCTTCCTGCTCTTTGAGCAGTGACCGTTCATGAGCGACCTTCGCGACCTGTCCAAAGGCAGAGAGGATTGTTTCGCACTGGTCGGTGGCATAGCCCTCGAAAATCTTGAACGTCTTCTTGTTGAACTCTGCCGATGTCATGTTGCTGACGTTGGTACGCAAGCCGATGTGGTTCTTGATGTCCTGACGGGTCAGGTAGATCGAGGTTGGTGGTTGATAGTACTCCAAGGCGGGGCCATAGAGTTTCTGGTGAATGGCGACCCGCCGGAAGACCTCGTCCACGTTGCCGACTTTGATCTCGTTGATGCCGATGCCCATGAGGCCGAATACAAGGTACTCAGTAATGGGGTGCCACTTGTTCTCGTCGAAGGGCGAGGTTGTGATGTTCTGGTAGTCCGTGATGTTTGATACGTCGAAGTTGAGAGCCATGATCTTTCTCCATTGTCCGGCTCGTCAGCCTTTCTCCCGCTGACAAGACATATAATATCATAAGTTTAAGAATGGTCAATGGGGGAGGTTTGATATTTTTGCATAGGTGGTATGCGTTTTGTGCATGGATCAGTGTCCATGGTCCATTGTCCTTATAAGGGTGAGCAGGATATTTTTCAGATAGTCTGTAAGTCATTGAAGATACGGAGATAGTCAGATATTGGAGTTATACGGAGAATATTTTTTTATTACGCGCGGGGGGCCACAGAATGATTTTTGTGTGTGTGTTTTTCTCTGTGGGGCCGATATCTGACTATCTCCGTATCTTCAATGACTTAGCCACTATCTGGAGAATATCCTTAATATCCAAACTATTTCCCCCACGCGAGAGACAGATTTGTTTTTCTCTGCTATGTATTTGTAATTGCTGGGAGACCCCCCTTATAGAGGAAGTCTGTTGACGGGAAGTTGACTACATGAAAGACCGGAAGAAAACACACAAGCCTGTTGTCTCAATCCCCTATCTTGGCTCTGCAAAGGCGGAGAAGGGGATCACGCAGATGCAGGAACAGTTCTGTCGATATTATGCCATCGACGGGCTACCACAGGGTGAAGCCGCTCAGAAGGCGGGGTATGTGGACTACCATACAGCCGCTTCGAAGTTCTTGAATGGTCGAACCTACCCGCTCATCGTTGAGCGTGTCAGAGAACTGAGGGCGGAGGTCGCAAAGGTACATGAGGTCACCTACGACAGCCATATCGTGCAACTGGCAAAGATCCGCGATCTTTCGATAGCCGCCGGAAACTACCCCGCCGCTGTCAGTGCAGAGAAACAGCGGGGAGCCGCCGCCGGTCTCTATATTAGCCGGTCTGAAGTTCTGATCGGTAGGATTGATCAGATGAGCAAGGATGACCTCGCCAAAGAGATCGCTCGACTGGTGACGGAGTTCCCCGCCCTGCGTGCTGTTGCCATGCCAACACTGGAGATCGACCTTGTTCCCAACAGAGAAGAAGATGTACTCATCGATGAAGAAAGCGACAGAGAATTTAGTCCACTGGACGAGAGTTGAAGCATGGGCGGGAGCGGGTATTCCGGACGTAAACGGCGCAATAGATTGTGGCGAATTTTGGGTAGAAAACAAGGTCGTCAAAACCAAGTCTAATATACAGGCCTCTTTGTGGCGACCATCCCAAATTGCTTGGCAATCCCGTCGATCTTGCATTTTTGCAAATGTCTTTAACTTGGTCAGCCGTCCTTCCGCTGATATTATTGAGATTTATACCTGTAAAAACCTAGCAAAATCAATGGTTTCTGGACAATGGACGCCCGACCTTGTTTTAACCGCGCCGGTAAAGTGGTCATTATTCATTGCATTTGTGCAAGCGTACCTTGCAGATTTGCAAACGCCGCGCCGGTAAAGTGCCAATATACTTTGCGTTTTTGCAAGGGCTTGGTCGCGCCGGTTGTGCGCCGGTAATGTCCGATGACTGCGCTTTTTAGACACAAAAAAACCCGCAAGGAGCGGGGAGTCGCTCAACTTGCGGGTAAGTGTAGGTTCGGAAAAGGAAAACAAAAACCGAACCGTTCCTTGGGAGGAGATCCAGAGTTAACCGGATCGCCTCCCGAAGTCAAATCAGTAGTCGCGAAGCACAAAGCCCGATTGATCTTTCTTCGCCTTCGGACCTTTCGGTGTCAATCCAACAACGACACCTTTCGGATCGATATGTCGTAAGTCGTGCGCGTCGCCATTGATAACCGGATAACCCTGCCATGAGTCGGGCAATCCGTTCCCGAAGATGACCGCGACGTTCCCGCCCGCTTGTAAGACGCGCAAACAATCGTCATGATTCACTTCGGATCTCGAAAACGTCAGATGATAATTGCGTGGCATCTTTCCTTGAGCGTGCGCTAACGCACGTTTGACGCTCTTCGTGTAGTCCGTGAATTGCGTTTCTGCAAACCGTTCCATGAGTGTCAAGCCGTCTTCGTCGCGAATTCCCTCGAATGGAATGTCGGTAGATCCGTTCGGGCGAACACATAGTTTGACGTTTGCCCTATCCGATGCACGGATCTCTGCTTTGATTGATTTGTTCATGTCGTTTAGATAAGCTTTACGCTCTTTCATGAAACGTCGTGCTTTTGCAATCCTGCTTGCAATAACCGTCGGATAATAAATAGCCGCGCCCGATGTTTTGCCAAGACATAACTCAATGCAACTCTTGCTTGCGTCGCCACAAAGATCACCAACTCCGGCAAGTCGTGACGGTGCCATATAGTGAATGGCATTGCGCCAACCGTACGTTTGCGCTTTGATCGCTTTCGGATTGTCGCTCGAGAAGATTCTGTTTTTCATCGAAGATTCCTTTCTATGTGCTTTCGATCTTTAGATCCTAGTCGATAGTAAACAAATAGTCAAATGCAATAAACGCATACCTGCCCTGCGTCAAACGCATACCTGCCCGCCGGCAATGCCCGCGCCGGTAAAGTGACAACCATACTGTGCGCCGGTAATGCACGCGCCGGTAAAGTGACAATATGACAGCGCAAAAAAAGACAAATAAAAAAGGCCTCTGTTTCCAGAGGCCTCTTATTCAACTATGTGTATAACCGTCTGGTTCTATCCCCAACCACATCCCCTTCCATTGTAGCATAAGACAACCATGACCGCGCTTTATCCTGCGCCTGAATTGCAAGTAGGACGAGGCCTCGCTTGTGTCGCGCAAGTAAACCCGCAATATCGCAATCTGCTGTTCTTTCGTTATCATATTACTTAATCCCTACAGTTTGTTTCAATTCTGCCTTCACTCGTTTGGCGACGTCGCCACGCCACGTTGACGCATTGGCGAGAAAGTAAAGGATGACACTCTTTCCGCTATCGTAATAATAATTGTCCGATGCACTCTTTAGTGTTTCTAAAGCTTCAAGATATGGAACTGCACCAAAGTATGGTTTCTTCCAATCGGCGCGAATCTCGTTTGCTATTTCATATATAGGACGCATTGTTTTTTTCCTTGTTTTTGACCGTCAATCTCTTGTTGACTTGAATAATATCTCACATAGTCAAAACAATGTCAACTCACATAACGCATACCTGCCCTGCATTTAACGCATACCTGCCCGCGCCGACCTGCCCGCGCCGACCTGCCCGCGCCGGTAAAGTGACAATTATACTACCAGAAACAATATGCCCGCGCCGGTCATGCCCGCGCCGGTAAAGTGACAATGCGCTGTCACGGCGCAAAAAAATAACAAATAAAAAAGGCCTCTGTTTCCAGAGGCCTTTCGTCTTTATGCCGCTGTTTCCTCTTCCTCTTCCTTAAGATGACTCGCAATCTCACGCCAGTTCACCTCTCCCACAAAAGCCACTGCGTAATCGCGGGCAATCCCAATACAAGTCTCGGCAAAGATCTGATCGACCACGAACTCTTTAAGATCATCGGCAGAGTATCGATCCCAGTTGCCACCGTCGAAGATCTCAAGGTTGACACGCCATGTCGGGTAGTTTGTCCATCCATTGTATTTGGTCATGCCGTTGCTTCCTCTGAATTAGGTAAATAGCAAATCCCTTGATCGATGAGATCCCGAGCCATGCGCCCGAATGATCCCTGCAATTGCCAGACTAATCCGGTGTCGATCAGGTATTGCCATGCATCCAAGACTTCATGTTCTTCTGCATCGACCTGACCTTCGATCATCATAACTGCTGTAAACGAATCCATATTCAACCTCCCATTGCTACTGCGAGAAACAGAATGCCTGTGACGAATGCGCCAAGGCAAAACAGTTCAAAGATATCACCAATTAGATTTTTCATTGTCGTCATCCTTTCGAGAGTGGTAGGGTGCACCTTGCGATGCACCCCGTTGGGATCAGTCAACCGAGACTGTGAATGTGACGTTCTGCAATGTTTCGCGAACACGTTCGTCGAGATCCATCGAGTCAAGCTTGTCTTCGAGACTGCATTCAACTTCATCAAGACGGCCAGAGAATTTTTCGAGACGTTCGTCCATCTCACGAATGTCTGTATCACGTTCGTCCATGTTGCGATCCAATGCCTGAGCATGAAGACTCTGGATCTGAGTTTCAAGCTTTTCAATCAATGCCTTGTGCGCCTCTAATTCTTGCGCGAACAGTATCAAAGCATTATCAAGAGGTGTGGTAGCATCGCATGCCGCCCGAGTAAGATATGTCATAGTCGTCTTCCTTTTTCTTGTCTCTGCATATCCCGTATGCATTGACACCATTCTGCACGCGGTCAAAACAATGTCAACAAATGATTTAAAGATAAATCACCCTGTGGATAACTTTCTTAGGTCAGGCAACCTGACCTATCTGGCCACATAGGTCAGGACAACTGACCTATCGCTCGCCTCGCCCATCCAACAATAGGTCAACCATCCTGACCTATCGGGTCCCTTGGCCAAAAACAGGATCGGCTGCGGCATTCGTCTACAGACCCCCGACCCCCCTAAATCGACCCCCGTACCGCGCCGATGTACTCCGTACACGATTTTGGACATTGGATTATCAATTTTCAAAAAATCCCATGGACAATGGACATTGGTCCCTTGACCCCCCACCCCCCTTTTCTGTAGATAAGGGTTAGGGTCCCGGACCCCCGGCCCGTACAACAGAAAGTTTGTAATATGTCGTCTTTTAAAAATGCACAGAAATATCAGACAATGCTGGATCACGGCGAAGCTGTCCGTGAGGATATAATAAATTTCTTTGAGGGATACGATGACAAGGAAAAGCCGCTTTTTGCAGATGGCTTTGATTATGCAATTATCGGCGTGGGCGACAGCATGTACCCGCAGTACAACTCTCGTATTGTGTATGACTACAATATGTGTGAGGAAGTTTTGCAAATCCGTGACGGGATGACACGGGAAGAGGCCAATGAATATATGGAGTACAACGTAACAGGGGCTTACGTTGGTCCATTGGGTCCTGTCTTTTTGCACAGGGACTCCGGACTGGTGGCTATCAAACCTGCAAAGAAGTCCAAGGTCAAACGTCCACCATCCACCGACCAGTTGGAATTACCGCTAGTCATTGAAGTGTTATGACTTTTGTGGCATTGGTCGATGGACAATAGAGGGATGACCATTGTCCATTGATCAAAAAGCATTAATCAAGTCTCTGTCCCAAGTTCCTGTTGAAGACCTGAAGAACATGTACAAGTACATGGACAGGTTGAAAGATTTGACAGCCAAGGACAAGGCGAAGGATAGTTTCCTTGAGTTTGTAAAACAGATGTGGCCCGGTTTCATCACCGGGCGGCATCACAAGATTGTTGCGGAAAAGCTGGAGCGTGTGGCGAAGGGTGAGTTGAAGCGGTTGATTATCAACATGCCGCCGAGACATACGAAGTCCGAGTTTGCCAGCTTTTTGTTTCCGGCGTGGATGATCGGTAGGCGGCCTGATCTCAAGATTATGCAAGCGACCCATACTGCGGATCTTTCTGTCAGGTTTGGACGGAAGGTGAAGAACCTTATGGAGATGCCGGATTACCAAGGCATCTTTGATGTCAAGTTAAGGTCCGACAGTAAGGCTGCGTATCGCTGGGAGACGGACGATGGTGGGGAATATTATGCGGCTGGTGTTGGCGGGTCGATTGCGGGTCGCGGGGCTGATCTTTTCATCGTGGATGATCCTCATTCTGAGCAGGATGCGATGTCACCTACTGCTCTTGAAAATGCGTGGGACTGGTACACATCGGGTCCACGACAGCGTTTGCAGCCGGGTGGTGCGATTATTCTGGTAATGACCCGGTGGGGTGAGAAGGATTTGACGGCACGTTTGTTAAAGCAGTCGGCGATGGACCCGAAGGCTGATCAGTGGGAGGTGGTCGAATTTCCTGCGATCTTGGACAGCGGCAAGGCTTTGTGGCCTGAGTACTGGAGTTTAGAGGAACTTGAGAAGATCAAGGCTTCGATCCCGTTGCAACAGTGGAATGCACAGTACCTTCAACAACCGTCCTCCGACGGTTCGTCCATTATCAAACGCGAGTGGTGGCGGCCTTGGGAGCATGAGAAGATCCCTCGTCTGCATTATGTCATGCAGTCGTATGACACGGCGTATTTGAAGACGCAGACGGCTGACTTTACAGCGATCCATACGTGGGGTGTGTTTTACCCGAAGGAGGACAGCCCTCCGAACGTGATCCTGATGGATGCGAAGAAGGGTCGGTGGGAGTTTCCCGACCTGAAGAGGATTGCGTTTGAGGAGTACAAGTACTGGGAGCCGGAGGTAATCCTTGTGGAAGCAAAGGCTGCGGGTATGCCGTTGACACAGGAATTGCGAGCGTCTGGTATTCCTGTTGTAAATTTCACGCCAAGTCGCGGCAACGATAAATTCAGCCGAATGAATTCTGTCGCGCCTCTGTTCGAGGCAGGATTAGTGTGGTATCCTGAAACAAGCTGGGCGGAAGAAGTCATCGAAGAGATGGCTACTTTTCCATTTGGCGAGCATGATGACCATTGC